ATGCGCGTATTAAAGATTATTTGCCCTGAATGTGGTGCCAAGGCTGCCATCAGTAAAACCAATCGAAAGCACCCTGAAATTGCCGATCTTTACTGTATGTGTTCTGACATTGAGTGTGGTTATCGATTCGTCATGAATCTGATTTTTTCGCATACCTTAAGCCCCAGTGCTAAAACTGGCGATAAGTTATTGCAGACCGTGATCAACAACCTTAATCCACAACAACGCCAAGCAGCATTAGATTTGTTGAAAGTCAACTCTGTTGCTTGATATAAAGTCATATTTTATCGAACTCATACCCTTGGGGTGAATTCAGTCACCCCTATCACTTCCATCAACTAGCCGCAATTTCTTCATATTTACATCTCAATACTTACCTCTCATCTCTATTTTGTTTGGTTATTTAATCATCAACAACTGCTTTGTCGGATAATGACGTTATGGAGAATCAGGTCATCAAGAAAGAAGCACCTTAAATTGCAGATGATTTCGCTTTGAATCGGCTATTGAGTTATATCCGAATTTATCAGAACTAAACCCTTCGCAGCATTTTAATAGATCCGCAATAATACATTTGATTCAAACGGAAGGGGTTATGTGTAAGAACGCATCGGCGAAGGATTGCCACCCGCTTATGAGCTAAGGCGGCTTTTTACCCGTAGTTTTTTTACCCGTAAAAATGAAAGGATTGAAACTGAAAGCGAGATGGATGAAATGAATAAGTTACAGCAATTAACAACATTTTTACGGGAAAACCTACCAGAACTCACGTGTAAAATGGAATTTACCAGTGAAATGGGAGAAATCCGCTTTATTCCGGCTCAACGGGATTTAGGGTTGGGACAATACCAGATGTTTATCCAAAAGTATAAGGCAGTGATTAAGTGGGGGAGTTTTCCATACAGAGAATACGATCCTCGATATATCTCACTGTTAATCAACGCCTGGCTGACAGAGCAAAATGATGAATTGAGGGATCGCAATCAGGGACAGGAATGCCCAACGATGACTGTCAAAGTGAATGAAGAAACGGCCGTTGTTGTCGTGTCATTATCACTGTCAGAACCTGTGATTATGCGTGAGGATAAAAACGGTATTGTCCCCTTTGATGGCAAGCGTTGGCTGCTGGCAACCCCTGAAATCTGGTTTGCTGAAAACGGTGTTATTCATATTGTGGACGAATCAGGAACACCTGTTGGACAAATCTGACGACGATTAATGGGCAGATTTAAGGAATGCAAAACACATCTGCAACCTTGAACAAATAAAACATAAATAAAGGAATAAATTATGTGGCCACATGTGCAGGTTAACCAAGTTAACCAACTGCAAGGCGAAACCAAGGAAATAGAGCGCGTATTGCTCTTTGTTGGGACGGGAAAAACCAACACAGGCAAAACGATCTCTGTAAATACTCAGACGGATTTTGATTCTGTATTGGGAACAACAAATACCACTCTGAAACGTAACGTACTGGCGGCGATGGCAAACGCAGGACAAAACTGGTCTGGGTATGTCCATGTTTTGCCGGAATCGGCAGATGAACTGGCCTTTGTTGAAGTGGTAACAGCAGCACAACGTGTTGCCAGTGTAGAAGGATATGTGCTGACAGTTGGTGCAACTAAAGCCATTATCAAGGCTGCACAGACTTTGCGGGCAAATACCATTGCTAAATTTGGACGTTGGCAATGGGCTATTTTGGCTGTTGAAGGCCCACAGCCGAAAGAAACCTGGTCGGATTATGTTACTCGTCTGGCTGATCTGCAAAAAGGAGAAGCAGTTTCATCGATCCAATTAGTGCCGTCTCTATGGGGCAATGAAGCCGGTGTACTGGCTGGCCGTTTGTGCAATCGTGCTGTCACTGTGGCTGACAGCCCGGCACGAGTTCAGACAGGGCCATTGATGGATCTGGGATCAACAGATTTTCCGCTTGATGGTGCAGGGAAGCCGATTGATTTAGCAACACTACAAGCATTGGAAAAATTACGTTTCAGTGTGCCAATGTGGTATCCCGATTACGATGGTATGTATTGGTCAGATGGTCGCACATTGGATGTGGAAGGCGGAGATTACCAGAGCATCGAAAATCTGCGTGTTGTGGATAAGGTCGCTCGCCGTATTCGTTTGCAGGCCATCGCTAAAATTGCTGATCGCAGTCTAAACAGTACACCGGGCAGCATCGCAACGCATCAGGCATATTTCGCCCGTACTTTACGTGAAATGTCCCGTAGTACGGAAATTAATGGTGTGACATTTCCGGGTGAAGTGAAATCACCTCAGGATGGTGACATTGTTATCACATGGCGTAATAAAAACACGGTAGAAATTTATATCACTATTCGCACTTACGAATGCCCGAAAGGGATCACGGCGAGTTTGTTGCTGGATTTGGGAGGGAATTAAATGAGCCAGCGTATTTCCGGTCAGTCGGTCGATTTTAATATGGATGGGGATCTGGTTCATGCGGAAAAGGTCAGTTTGTCCGTTACTGACAATACAGCCGCTGCCCAAACACAGGGCATACCGGATGGTTATATCTCCGGTGATGTAACAGCAGAAGGTGAAATTGAACTCAGTACTAAGTATTTGGATATCGTGACAGCGAAAGCGCGTGCTGCGGGTTCATGGCGCGGTATTCAGCCTGTTGATCTGATGTGGTATGCCAAAGCAGGAAATGAGGAAATGAAAGTCGAAGCTTACGGTTGCAAACTGATCGTGAGTGATATTCTGGATGTTGACCCTAAAGGTGGTAGCGTGATGACACATAAAATTAAATTTGTTGTCACTTCACCTGATTTTGTGCGTATTAATGGTATTCCCTATCTCGAAGCAGAATTAACCCGTAATCTGATCGGGTAAACACAGATATTTATGGAAGAGGATGAGAAAACTTTTATTACATTCGTGTAATTAAGGATCTCATTGCATCAGGGACGATGCTTATCAAAATAATCGAATAAACTATCAATGGATAAAAGAAAGGAATTAAATCATGACCAAAGAAAATAAAATGATTACTTTAATGGTTAGCGGAAATGAAATTAAATTTGAGCCTAATATTGTCGCTTACAATAACATGATTAATGACATGACAATGGACAATAAAATTGTGCCGATTGTGACTTATTTGCGACGTATTGTTCAGTCTGCTTCTAAACCTGCTCTTGATGAACTGTTACAAATTCCGGGTGCAGCAATGCAGTTGGTTGAAAAAATTAATTCCGAATATGCACCAAAACTGGAAATTGAAATAAAAAACTAAATGCACGGGTTAGGGCTATCGACAATAGCTTATTCGAGCAAGCCTTAACTTTGCGTCGTCATTATTTACCAAATGAAAATGATGATACGGAAAATTTAGCCCGTGCAATTTGGTTAGATAATCGATATTGGGAATATACGCGTATTGCAACTGCAAATGGAATTGCATTGGCATTAAAAGGTGAGCCATGAGTCAGCTCGATTTTATATTAAATCTAATTAATAGGGTTACAGAACCACTTGATCGTATAAAAAATGCAGTCTCTGGCGTTGCAGAGGAATCACAAAAGGCATTTGGCAAAATTTCGGCGGGTGGGAAAACAATCGCTGACTCCTTCTGGTCAACGCATAGCTTCCTTGAGCCAGCCATTCAAATGGATGATGCCCTGCAATCAGCCTCATTACAGGGAATTGATAGCAGCATTATGGCAAAAATCGCCAAAGATTCTGTCACCTTTAGCTCACAATATGGCAAATCAGCCATTGAGTTTGTGAAATCAGCGACGGAAATTAACAAGGCAGTACAAGGGCTGGAGCAAACGGAATTGCCCCAGATGACCAAAATTGCCAATACCACCGCCGTTGCTTTGAAAACCAGCTCAACAGATGCGGCAAATTATATGGGGAAAATGTTTGACCTGTTCTCCGACCATGCCGAGTCCGTAGGACATCTTCAGTTTGCTGAGGAGCTGTCAGGCAAGGCTATTTTTATGGCGCAGACATTCGGCACCAGTATGCCCGAAATGACACAGATGCTGGAAAATACCCGTAAAGCAGGAACAGATTTTGGTGTTGGGATAGATGAACAGTTGGCTGTATTGGGGCAGTTACAGAGCACGTTGGGAGGCGATGCCAGTCGCGCTTATGAGACATTTTTATCTGTCGCGACGGGTGGAGCGAAAAGTCTGGGACTGAGTTTTGTTAATGCTTCCGGCCAGATGCTTTCCATGCCGGAAATGCTGCAACAACTCCAGGCCAAATATGGTACAAGCATCGAAGGTAATCTGAAAGCTCAGGCTGAGATTGAAGCAGCATTTGGTGACTCTGCTGTGGTAGTCAAAGCGCTTTTCAACGATGTTAATGTGTTAAACAAGAACATGGCTGCATTAGGTGCAAATGATGGGATGGAACGTACCCGCGAAATGGCAGCACAGATGGCTGATCCGTGGGAACGGCTACAGGCAATCTGGCAAAACCTGCATATTCTGATTGGTTCAGCATTACTGCCGGTTATAAAACCCCTGGTTAACCGGCTCGCCGATACCAGCCAGGTATTGGTGCGCTGGATGAAATTGTTCCCCAATATCGCTCGTTGGGTTGGATATATCACGCTTGTGATTATGAACTTTGCCGTTGTGGGGGCTGTCGCCAATATAGTGATGGGGGTGTCCCGGTTTATTTGGTTGGGGCTTAAAGGGATCTGGGTTGCCTGTACGCTGGTGATGAAACTGTGGACGGCGGCAGTATGGCTGTGTAACGGGGCGATTATCGTCTGGAATGCCACCTTGCGCATATTGCGCGGGGTTTTAGTGGCGATCAGGATTGCCGCTTTCTTGGCGGGGTTGTCATTCAGCTTTATGTCATGGCCCATATTACTGATTATCGCTGCGATTGCCTTGCTGGCTGTTGGCATTTACCTGTTGATTAAGCACTGGGATGCCATTAAAGCCGCCATTATGAACACTGCTGCCTTTAAGGTTGTGGCAGCTTATGTGAAATGGGTCGGAGGCATTTTTGGCGCGGTCTGGGACTGGATTGCTGAGGGCTGGAATAACCTGTGTAACTGGTTCAGCAGCTTTTCACTGGCCGATACTTTTTCCAATATGGTGGACAGTGTCAGCAATTTGTTCAGCGGATTATGGGACTGGCTGAAAACGTCATTCGCGGGGATCTATAACAGCATTGTTGAGAAGTTAAACCACATTCCGGGCGTGAGTATTGAAACAATGGAAGTGCAGAAGACTCTCGTTGAACCTGTAACCAAAGCCGCTGTGCCTAATACAGGCATCGGAGAAAAAACACAAAAGATGTTGGCTCAATCCAATGGATTGTTGCAGGACCAGCCGCAAGCGCTCGTTCAGCCTGTCAACGCGATTAAGCCACTTGAAACCGGGAATGTTTTAACTGGCGGGAAAACGCAAGGGATTGGAAGGCAGGGGCTGATGAAGTCAGTGACATCAAATTCACAGACTATTAATGATAACAGCCGCCGCATTGAAAGTGTGACATTCAATGTTTCCAATGGCATGACGCCGGATCAATTTACGGAATGGGAACACGTGGCCTATGGATGAGCCTAAATATATTGATTTATTAATTAATGAGCGTGATTTCACGCTCAATTCAGGGAATGAACCGCATTTTTGTAATAACCGGATTTCTATTGGGCAGGATTGTGTTCACGCGATTATTGAAAGTGGTCTGGCAACAAATTTAATTGCTGAACGCAGTCCGACATTACGGGCGGATATTCAGACTCAAATAGTGATTCTAATCGAAAATGATGAGCGGATTATTCCGGGCACCGTCAGCATCAATGAAGAATCACCGACCAAATTATGGATCACGGCAGAAACCTACGATTTTGGCCGTATTAATGTGAGTGTGGGAAATGGACACTAAACCAACCATTGATTATGAAAAGGTGTTGCGTGACAGCGGGATGCCGACCACAGAGGCCGATATCAGCAAAGCCTTTGCCAACGTGGTGGATGAGGCGGGGCTGATCACTAACACCTCGCGCATGTCCCCGTTCTGGCGGCTGATTAACACCCTTGTCACGCGCCCGGTGTTGTGGCTCAAAGAGGCGTTAATCAACGTGACGCTGAAAAACATGTACTTAGCCACGGCATCGGGTTCATGGCTGGATATGTTTGCCTGGGGCGTCAACCTGAAACGTAAACCTGCTTCTGCCGCACAGGGCGTGCTCCGTTTTTATAAAGCGGCGGGCGCTTCGGCGGTGACAGTGCCAGCGGGAACGGTGATCCAGACTGAGCGCATTAACGGCGAAATTTACCGGGTCAGCACCACGGAAAGTGTCGTGATAGCCGAAGGGGTCAGCAGTGCCTTGTTGCCTGTCGCGGCCGATGCCGCAGGCGGCGCCTTTAACCTTGCACCCGGTTATTTTCGTATCCTGCCTGTAGCCGTGTCCGGCATTGCACGGGTACAAAATGAAGAAGGCTGGCTGTTAACCCCCGGTGCGGATGCGGAATCCGATGATGAATTGCGTGACCGCTGCCGCAACCAATATAACCTCGTCGGCAATTATCATACCGATGCGGTTTACCGCGGCATGATGGCGGCAGTGGCGGGATTAAGCATTGACCGCATCTTCTTTCTGCATGATGCACCTCGTGGGGCAGGTACAGCTAATGCCTATCTGTTGCTGGATTCCGGTGTAACCAGTCAGCCGTTTATTGAGGCGGTGAACGATTACATCACCAATCAGGGCCATCACGGGCATGGCGATGATATGCAGTGCCTGCCGATGCCGGAAACCCAGCATGATTTATCGGTCACGCTGTTTGTGGTCAGTCTGGCGAACTACAATCAGGAGCAGATAGCGACCCTGAAACGGGATGTGGAAAACCTGATCCGCTGCGCATTCCGGGAAAACAGTCAGTATGCGGTGAAAAAAACGTGGCCGTACTCGCGTTTTTCCTTTTCCAACTTAGGGCGGGAAATTCACCGTGAATTCAGTGAGATTGAATCCCTGACCTTTTCACTGGGGGATATTCTCAGTGAGCTGAGTGTGCCGAGGCTGAAAACGCTCTCTGTGGAGGTAAAGAATGTCTGAGTTTACGGAACGCCTTAAGCGACTGGCCCTGCCCTCATGGATGGATAAGGGCGAACCCGCCAAACTGCTCAATGCAGCACGGGCATTCTGGATGCAGGTTTACGACTGGCTGACATGGCCGCTGGCACAACTGGATGCGGAAACTTGTTCCGAAGCACTGTTATCGGTGCTGGCCTATCAGCGGGATATCCAACGTTTTAACGGTGAACCGTTGCCCCTGTTTCGCAAGCGGGTGAAGTACGCGTTTATCAATGCCAAAGATGCCGGCAGCATCGCGGGGTTTATTGCCATTTTTGAACGGTTAGGTGTGGGTTATGTGGAACTGCTGGAGCGTCAGCCGGACATCGACTGGGATGTGATTATCCTGCGTCTCAGTGATAGCCAGATAGCGGCTAACCCCGATTTGCTGATGAATATCATCAGCCAGTATGGCCGCACCTGCCGCCGTTACCGTTTTGAAGTGATAGCCAAAAACCAACTGTTAATGCGAGTGGGTAGCGTGGGTGCTGAATATTGCACTTATGCTGCTGCCATCCCGACGCAGCCATTATTATTGAAAGTGGGGCATATCGCAGGCGTTGCCGTCTGTGACAGAGCCCGCCTCAAGGAAAGTTCAGCACCGAATATCACCTACGGTGCGTCATTATAAGGAAATAGTATGTCTTCAGTGATCACGACAGACTTTGAAAAATGGAAGACCCAGCAAGTGGCCGCAGGCAATCCTGTGGTACTGGATGAATTTGTTTTCGCATATGTACCGGATTTAGATCCCGCTCAACCCATCAGCCGTGATGAGAAATTGCCTGCGCAAAGCCAAATCGTACACCGTCAGACGGTGAATAAAACCGGGCTGGCCAGTGAAAACGCAGTGGCTTACAGCGTCACACTGGGTACGGAAGTGGGCAATTTTGATTTTAACTGGATTGGTCTTATTAATAAGGCGTCCGGTGTGATTGGCATGATCACCCATGCGCCGACCCAGAAGAAAATCAAAACCGCCAACGGCTTGCAGGGCAATGTGTTAACCCGCTCGTTCCTGCTGGAGTTTGACGGCGCGGCGAAAGAGACGGCGATAACCACCACGGCGGAAACGTGGCAGATTGATTTTACCGCCCGTTTGACGGGCATTGACGAAATGCAGCGCCTGATTAACACCGACAGTTACGGCGAGGCGGCCTTTTTCGGTGATAGCTTTGCTGTAGTACGTCAGGGTGAACAATATTTGGTGAAGAAAGGGCTGGCCTATATTGGCGGGCTTCGCGGGATGCTGGAATTTGACCAGACGTTAAACAGCCTGCGCAATACCCGTGTGTATGTGGATTTTAGCTATCAGGGTAATTTGGTGAGCCAGTGGAAAACGGCCGTTAAAATTACGGTCGCTAATGAGCTGAAAAACTATAACGATGCAGCAGGATACCCGCATTATGTGTTTGCAATTGCCCAAATTGATGAGAACGGCAATGTCACTGACTTGCGTAGCAAAGGAACATTCAGTGATCGTGATATCGCTAATCTTCAAAAGGAATTGGGCAAGGTTAAGCAGGATTATGTAACGAAAACAGTGCTATCGAACGGGCTGAATGAGAAACAACCGAAAGGCGATTATGCGACGAATTCAGCATTAAATGCTGTTAATAACAACGCTAATAACCGACTCGAAAAAGCGCAGAACGGGGCAGATATCCCGAATAAAGCGGCATTTGTGGACAATCTAGGGTTACGGGATACGGTCAAGCAGGCTAGTGATGCCGTGCCCAATAGCCGGAAAATCAACGGAAAAACCCTGTTAGCGGATGTCAATCTGAATGCCGCTGATATTGGGGCCATCAACCGTGCTCCAGTAGGCTATATCAACAGCGGTGATAAATTTGCAGATTGTGTAGTCTCTGGTCACTACCCAGTATTGGCAGATAACCCGGCAACTGTCCGGGACTGGCCTCACCCATTGCCCCAGTACGGGGTGCTGGAGGTGCAGAATTCAGGCAGCATGATTTCCCAGCGCTATACCGCCGTCAGTGGTGAAGTCGCCGTGCGTCAGAAATGGCCTAACAATGATGAGTATCACAAGTGGGTTATCTATAGTCAGCCACTGTTAGACCGAAGACTCAGTACCCACGGTCTGGGCTATGGGCAACGTTGGCAGAATGTGACTGCCCAGAGAAGGCCGAATACCTTATATAGCAATGATACCGGTCAGCCTATTGCGGTCTTTGTTCGGTGTACCAGCAGTGCGGGTTATATGGGAGCAGGCATTCAAACTGGCGGTGGTCTGGATATTGGGTCATGGTCGGCGTACAGCAGTGAGGGTACCCCAAAGAATCAGGGCGTCACCGCAATTATCCCGCCCGGAGAAACATATCAGATCATTCCTTATAATGGCGAAGTTTTTTATTGGCTGGAGCTGAGAGCATGAAATACTACAAAGATAAGCACGGGCAGGTTTACGCGTATAAGGCAGACGGTTCACAGGATAGGCTGATTAAGCCGGGATTAACGCCGATTACCGAGGATGAAGTTGATATCCTCACAAATCCACCGCCTACACCAGCACAGTTACAGCAGCAGTCAGAGCATGAAAAACAATACTGGATGGGCGTCGCCAAAGATAAAATTGCCCCGTTACAGGATGCCGTTGACCTCAACATGGCGACCGACGAAGAGAAATCCGCATTAATTGTCTGGCGCAAATACCGTGTCCTGCTCAACCGGGTAGATTGTTCTACTGCCCCCGATATTGACTGGCCGGAGCAACCCGAATAATGCACTGGCAGCGTAAGATTATGCAACTGTCCCCGGATTTATCGGGGATAACCGCCGCCATTGTGCCCGTTCACCCGTTTATCTATGGTATCGGGCAACAAACCGACAGCGGCAGTTACCTAAGCCCGGAGAACGCCATTGACACGCTGGCGAATAAACTCACGGGTGCGGGCCATATCAACAGCCTGATACTGATGGTCTGCGCCAAAACCCATGCTGAATTTATGCAGCAGCTTGCACAGTTTGCGGCGGTACTGCCGCTGCCTGTGCTGGCACAGGTCAAACGGATGGCAAAAACGGCGGAAAGTCTGGCAACAACAAAAATGCAATTGCCGGGCAAGCTGGGCGGTGGTTTACCGCTGCCACAGCCCTTATCAACTGCTGCCAGCCGTCTGGCGGTCAATGCACAATTGATTGCAAAAGCCAAAGCACAGGCCAGCGCAGGCAGCAGTATCGCGGGGTTAAAATCCCAGTTAACCGCGTTTACCTCCGCCCGGCAATCCGCTTTACAGCAAGTCACTGATGCCATGAGCGGGCTGACGGAAAAATCGGCCACGGTCTGGGCGTTCGCCGGGAAAGGGAACGGCGCACACGTGGCAGAAAAATTACGTAAGAACATCCCCGAACCGGATGCCGTTTACACGCTGGCGATCCTGTTTGCCGGGGACGATATCAGCCCATTAGAAAGGATGCTCCATGAACCAAATTATCACCCTCGCCCTTGATGGCGAAGCTATTCCGTTAAAAAGCCTGACCGTCACGCCGTCGGTGATGTTTCAGGATCAAGACCAGAGCGGGCAGTCATCTAGTACGGCGGTAGCCGAACAGGGCATCAAGCCGAAAGAGCTGCGTATCACTGGGATTATTCCGTTCACTGAACAGAAAACCCTTTCCCGCTTGTTTGCCTTAGCGGAAGCCAAAGAGAACGGCAACCTCAAACGCTACCGGGTGGCCAACCTGACCGCACAGGCCATTAACTTTCGCATCGGCACATTCACCAGCAGCATTGATGCCAGCAAGGTAGACGGCAAACAAGCGTGGCAGGTTTCTTTCACACTCCGGGAACACCTGTCTGTGGCGGAAAAACGTGATTCCCGTGCAGCCAGCAATATTCAAGCGAAAAAACAAACAAGACACGGAGGAAGTGTTGTCAAGGAAGAACCAGAAGAATTAAGCTGGTTTGAACGTTATGTATTAAAACCAATTAATGATTGGATAGGGCCAGCCAAATAATGACACCGATAAGCCGACTTCATCTCTCCGGCGATGAAATTCATTTGGTTGACGCCAATATCATGCTGGAGTTGTCATCTTGTGGCCGTGGTTTTATTACGGCTGAAACAACTACCGATTACACTGGAAAACTTGTCCGTCTGGATGTGGGTTACCCGGATTTAGTTTTGCGTTGGTTTACGGGTTATGTGGAACGTTCGCAACCCGCCCAGAACGGCTACCAACGTCTGTTTGTGCGTGAGTTAGTTGGTGTGTTTGATCGTCTATGGCCGTGCTCTTTTCAGCATCCGACCTTACGGCAGATTGCAGGCTGGTTGCAGGAACACAGCGGCTTGGTGTTCACCTTACCGAATGCGCCATATATGGATAGGCCTATCCCGCACTACACCCACAACGGCACGGGCTACCAGCTACTGGCGAATCTGGGACAGGTCTTTGCCATTGACGATTATATCTGGCACCAGTTACCAGATGGTTCGGTCTATCTGGGCAGTTGGGCGCATTCGATGTTTGCCGGGAAGTCTGTCGAAATTCCGAATGAATTCAGCCAGAGCCAGTCGGCAGGCAATACCATGACGATTCCGATGATCCAATCCCTGCGACCGGGATTTGTGGTCAATCAGCAACGGCTGAGTAAGGTTAACCTGAACAATGAAAACATGACTATCACATGGTTGCCCAACGGACAACAGGAAAACAAAACCCCCGCTCAGCGTCAGATTGATGCCGCTTACCCGGAATTATCGGCTGGACTGCATTTGCCCAAACTGGCCCGCATTGAAGCGCATACCGAAAACACCGTCAGCGGCGATATTTCTGACCCGTTCCGCCCGCGCTATGCGGTCGATGTGCAATTGCTGGATGATAACGGCAAAGACGCTGCCGCCCCGGTTTATCGTGCCGTACCGCTCCCCTTGCCCATGGCGGGCAGTGAATCGGGCCTGTTCCAGTATCCGCCTGTTGGCACCGTGGTGGAAATCGCGTTTGAGGGCGGGCGACCGGATAAGCCGTTTATCCGCCAGACCCTAAGTCAGGGCAATACCCTGCCGGATATCAAACCCGGTGAACAGTTGCAGCAGCAGCGGGCAGAGGTCTCGCAGCGTGTGACACAGGAAGGGAGCTGGATACGCCAGACTGACCAGACCATCAATGAATCGTCTATGCACCGTGAAATCAAGACCGACACGGAAACCCGCACTATGGTTGCCCGTGATACCACCATTCAAGCGACAGATAAAACCCTGGTGTTAGGCACATCGACCTTATTGGCAGGCGCAGTGCAGCAGGTGGCGGATGGTGATTACAGTCTGGCCGCATCCAGCAATTACCTTGCCAGTGTGGGCAAAGATGCCAATGTCGAGGTGGGCCAAAAGCTGATAGAGAAAATTGGCCTGTTGAAGCAGAGCATTGCGGGCGTCAAACAGGAAATTGTCGCCCCTGTAGTCTGGGTAGGCAGTCAGCAACTTAATGTGATGACCTTGATGTTAGAGACGCTGGATGTGGTCAAGGAACTGGCCAAACTGACCGCTGCCCATACACATCAAAACACTGGCACACCACAGAACGCCAGCGAGATAAGAAACACGGCTCATAAATCCGATGGCCTGAAACAGAAGTATTCGCCTGTGATTGGATAAAGTTCTCATAGGTAAATAAAACCTCGTTTTGGCGAGGTTTATTTTTTGATGATGTTATATCAGCGGTCTTCTCTGGTGTGCCACAATCGAAGTATATAAATAATATCCTCTTGAAGTTCATAACGAATTTCATACTGTCCAACAAGAATCCATCTTATTTCACGTGGTTCAAACTGAAATAGCTGCTCACCAATACGCGGGTTAGTAATTAAAACTGAGGGGGCTTTAGCCAGAGAACGTACAGCCCGTGCAGCCGCTGGCTTATTCTCTGATGCTAAAAAGTCATATAAGCGCGATAAATCAGAAAGCGCTTTGCTTGTCCATTTCAATTCCATTAACGAGGCACCGGCAGCGGTTGGTCTGTATCAAGGCTATCAGCCCAAGCCAATACAGCTTGATGATCAATAACATTGCCGACATCCACATCAGACATAGCCTCTAATGTTAAACGATCACGCTCTTCTTCCTGTGCTATCCAAGCCGCAAGGGCCTGTTTCATTATCCAACCCCTTGAACGTTCCAACCTCTCAGCTATTTGATCAACCTTATCTGCTAATGGAAGTGGGACATGAGCTGTCAATACTCTAGTTTCAATTTGTTTCATCTTGAACCTCCAATCATTATAATTTGATTTAAGATAAATCATAATGATTAACTTTAAATCAACCTAATCAGGAGTCAAGTTTTTACCTGACTTAGTGTCAGAATACCTTATTTAAAAATGTTAATTCTGAACCTCTTATCAAACGCCGCCAGGCGTACACAGCGTCGTTCACCCCTTAATTCACTCCTGCTATGGTTCGTTTGGATCTGCATTACTGTGGCATGCTCATGCTGCACAATCCCCACGAAATAAACGTAAACCTGACGTAAAACGCGCTACACCGCACCCGCCTGCACGTTTTGGATCAAAAGTGGATCGCGGGGAAAATATCAATGTAATGATATTAAAAGGAAAACTCTATTTTACGTGGGGAGTTAGATTACGAAGACAGGCTAAGGAAAATTTCAGAACGGAGTCACTGTGCGGTTTTGAGTCTATTGGGAACCTGAAATAAATTGAACCCATAAGCACATTGTCACTGACTGAAAGAAAATTTTCGGTTGGTGTAATTGAGTTAAAAATGTTCAATGAAAAAATTAAGATCGCGGAGGCTCAAAAATCCCTGTCGCCATTTTGTCGCCACTGGTCTATAAAAATAAAAAATCCACTCGTCTAATAATGGCTTAATATACTGATTTTAAAGTAAAAATCTGGTGGCCCCTGCTGGACTTGAACCAGCGACCAAGCGATTATGAGACTGAGTAAGTGGTTTTATTTATTTATACTTGTTATTGATTTTCAATTAATTACAAATTTCATAACTACTGTATAAATCCACATAAATAACCTAAAATACTTGCCTACGGTATCCTATAAGTATCCTAGCGTCTGCAAGCGATTCACAGGATACCCTAATCGTTTGGTAACAATAGAAAAGTTGATTCTTACTTTTTTAATATAGAGGGGAGATGTGGAAACTTTCAAATTCACGAAAGCTAAACTAGAAAGCCTGCCACCCGCAGAACGTGGGCAAGTTGAGTATGGTGATACAGTGGTAAACGGGTTACGTATTCGTATCGGTACGACTGGAGTTAAAAGTTTCTGTATTTCCAGAAAGAGAAAAGGAAAGTTTATCCGTGCCACATTAGGGCGATTTCCTGATTTATCTATTGATAATGCTAGGGTAAAGGCGCTTGAGGTTCTTGGTGAAGTAGCCACTACAGGCCAGAACCCCAATGTTGTTAAGCGTATCAATGAAAAAGCAGTAGTAACATTATCCGAGGCTTTAGACACCTATATTTCTAACAGAGGGCATAGATTAAAACTCACTACTGCCAATCAATATCGCTCCATATTAAAGAATTTTTCCGGTGATTGGTTGCAACAACCGCTAGCATCAATAAGCAGGGAACGTGTCGAACTCAGGCATAAAGCAATCACTGAGGGTACTGTTTGGTTTGGTGCTGACAAAGCAACGTTACGTGCGGGTGTTGGAACTGGCAGTAACGCACAGGCTGATTTATGGGCTAGGTCGTTAAGAGCCGTTTATCGTTTTGCCCATGACCATTATCGAGATGAAGAAGAAAGGGTTTTACTCCCTGATCCGCCTACCGCCGTTTTGAGCACAAAACGTAAATGGCATGGCACGGTAAGAAAAACTGATCGTATCCGAACACATGAACTTGCACGCTGGTTAAGTGCTGTGGCCACTGTTCGGGATAAAGCCGAAAATGGAAGAGATGATGTTGCAGTCGCTGCATGTGATGCGGTGGAAATGGCTATGTTTACCGGATTACGTAAATCGGAGATATTCAACCTTACTTGGGATCGTGTGAATATGGGAGGGCACTATTTCTGGATAGAAACAACCAAAAATGGCGATCCGCTTGAACTTCCTATTACTGATACCTTAAGGAACTTGTTTCGTCGGCGTTTGATAATGAAACAGGGAGAACAGGATTTTGTTTTTCCCGGTCTGAGAGGTGTTATCAAAGAATGTCGCCATGTCATTGATCGTATTAGCGCAGCTACCGTCCCTGAACCTAATTTAGATATGCTTCAACCAATACCATTCAAATGGCACGATGCCCGCCGCACATTTGGTACAGTCGCCGAATTAGTGGGAGTGGGTAACTATATTTTGAAGCGCTTAATGAATCACAGAACATTACGTAGTGCTGATGTTACTCAGGGTTATTTACATTTTGGTGCTGATGAATTGCAGGAGCCAGCTAAAAGAATAGAACAGGCGATACTGGAACATGCTGGCATGGTAGAGAATAAAAAGGCATTAGATCAAAAAATTATTTCTATTCTGTCTGGAATGAGTGATGACGATAAACGAAGAATTCTTTTTCAATTATCTGAATAGGAAAATGCAAAAATGGATTATGAAGAAAAGAAAGCTAATACAACTTGAAAAAGACCTAAAGTAAGAAATTAATAACGTGATGCTATCTGCTTGTTTAATTGAGTTCGAATAAATTGAATTTAATATTTGTCTGATTACATCACTACATACCTATAATGAGGTATAAATTTCCGTCTTTCTGTATAAAACGTTATACAAGGCAGTTTACTATTTTTAATGGCTATTTATAAATAATCTATCACTACTGATAATTAATAATATATGGTGCTAAAAATGAGAATACATCCTTCCGCAACAACCTTAGAAAAATTCACCAGAGCAGAAGCCGCGGTTTATCTTGGTGTCACTGCACAAACGCTGGCTAATTGGGCGTATACAGGAAAAGAAAAAATTCCATATCATAAGGTAGGCCGTAAAGTTATTTATTTAAAATCAGATCTTGATGGTTATTTGGTTTCAACTCGCCGTGTTCAGACAGCCTAATAAAAAAAATAAAAGGTGACATTGCAAAAGTCACCTTCGAAATAATTAATTTTTAGGATAAAAGACCTATGAACCGAATTAATAAAATTTATTCAGCTCAGCCTTTGGGTTTAATTCCTAACCGTTCTAGTTCGTTACGTCCCAAAGTTTTAAGCCAGTTAGCTAGGCTCATTCCTGATTTTAGGGCTGCATCTTCAAACTGTTCTTTCAGTTCTGGAGTTATACGCATTCTAAATTGTGGGGATTGCCCATCACCTTTCGGGCTTTTGTCTCGTTTTACTGTTGACAAGTGACCACCTATTGAATTAGCTTTATCTTTAATAGGTGGTCACCTTAACATGGTGAAACCTATAAAATCAACGCCCCCGAACAGTGCTACCAACACTGAACGAGGGCTAACAACCAACGATAATAACAGTATCGAGGTAGCTATGTATCAATATACCTTTCTAACCAGAAAGGGCAAAGTCTGTTTGCCTAAAATCTGCCCTATGTGCTTGACCTCCGTTCAGGGGGCATACCATGAGTAATAACCCTATCTCACTGAAACAGGCGCTATATCGTGCTGGTCTGGGTATTTCACTTTTCACATTCATTACCCAAAAAGCCAAAGATGAACGCTGTGAAATCAATTTAAATAACCTGATTGCATTGGCACACGGCATTCATCAGGAGGTTTATCGCGACCTGTCGAAATATGCCCCACAGAATCCAGTGAATAAATTAGTTAATTGCATTGTATACAGAAAATCCGATCCATTAGGTCAGGCTTCATTTCGTGCGGGTTTATGTACCTCTTTATATGAGGTCATTCTTGAACAGGCCAGCCAACACTGTTCGGAAGAGTTACACGATTTGCTGTCGCTAGCCTGTGATATTAATCAGGAAGTTTACTATTCGCTCTATGCAGCGGTTAATGGCGAGGATGAGTGATCATGAGTCAGGGAAATAATAATCAGAACAGCCGCCCGTTAGATGTGATTCGAACAGTGAAAACATCAGCCATCAATCACTGGCAAAGCCTGTTGCCTGCTTGTGGTGTTGATGTTCCGGCAAAAGGCAAACACGGCGCTTGCCCGATTTGCGGCGGTACTGACCGCTTTCATTTTATTGATGATAACCATAACGGTGATTGGCACTGCCGCCAGTGCGATGAACCTAATTATGGTGATGGGCTGGATTTAGTCGCAAGAACCAACGGGATCACTATTTTTGCCGCCGCTAAGTTGGTAGCTGATGTGCTGGCACTTTCCTTGCCTGAACCCAAACCCGCTAAAGAGCAGTTCCGAACAGTAAAACCGATTACAGAACGCATCGCTGCGCTGGTTGCAACTTCTGTCATGGGTGAATCTCAGTATCTGACTAAAAAGGGGCTGCAATGCCTCAATCAGCGGTTATTGAAAGATGGCTCTTTATTACTGGTGGTTCAAACGCTGGACGGCACGATCACAGGCGCACAGACCATCAAGCCGAACGGTGAAAAACGCCTTGTTACAGGCACGCAGAAGAAAGGTAGTTTTATTCCCGTTTCAGAGATTACCGGAACACCAGACACTTTCATCATCACCGAAGGTTACGCCACAGCGTTAACGGTCAGCCAGTTACATGAGGGCGTGGTATTGGCAGCCATTGATGAAAGCAATTTGTTCACCATTGCCGAACAGGTCAGAACCCAGTGGCCAGATGCGAAAATTATTCTTGCTGCTGATAACGATTGGCACGAACCGGGAGAGCGGGACAAAAACGGCAGACTAAAAAAGAATGTTGGCAAGATAGCGGCAGAGAAAGCCGCTACAGCGATTAATGGCTGGGTAGCACTACCGCCAACGGCATTAAAAGTCGATTGGGACGACTATCGCCAGCACCACGGTATTGAGGCAGCAAAGCAGGCATTTAGCAACGGGTTATATCAGGTTGGGGAGAAAAAACTCATGGAAGCAGAAGCTGTAGTTATTCACGAAACGAAGCCCAAAAAGACCAATAACAATCTAGCACAAATGGCAGCCAGTCAGCGCGGGGCACTATTGGTTGAACGTTACGGGAAAGTGGCGGTTAATCCTGATAGCGAAATGGTTTACCACTATAACGGTACAACATGGGAAACCGTGTCGGATAATGAGCTGCGCCGTGCAATGGTGGCAATTTTTGACCAGCACGAAACCCCTTACAGCCCGAACGGGATCAATAACGCTATCTATGCCATGAAATTACAAGTGCCGGTTATCGGCGAACAACGGCGGGATTTAATCGGATTCCGCAATGGTGTGTATGATTTATCAGCTCAACAGTTTACCTTGCACCAGCCGGAACATTGGTTAATGAATCATAACGGTATTGCATTCACCCCGCCTGCTGTCGGTGAAAATTTACCAGACCATGCCCCAGATTTTTATCGCTGGTTATCCCATGCGGCGGGAAGTAATGAAAACAAGATGAATCGCATTAAAGCAGCTCTGTTTATGATCTTGGCAAACCGTTACGACTGGCAGTTATTTATTGAAGTGACGGGTGAAGGTGGCAGCGGTAAAAGTATCTTTACCTATATCGCCACTTTATTGGCAGGAGAGCACAATACGGCCAGTGGAAATATGCGGGCACTGGATGAGGCGAGAGGCCGTTATCAGTTTGTCGGGAAGAGCCTGATTACGCTGCCCGATCAGGTTAAATATGTCGGTGAAGGGGCAGGCATCAAGGCCATTACAGGTGGGGACCTGATTGAAGTTGACGGAAAATACGAGAAGCAATTTTCTACCATCATCAAAGCCGTGGTGTTAGCCACCAATAACGAACCCATGAGTTTTACAGAGCGCAATGGCGGTATTGCACGGCGGCGGGTGATATTCCCGTTTAACATTCCGGTCAAAGAGTCAGAAAAAGATCCACACTTGCCGGAGAAAATCAGTCGGGAACTGCCCGTTATTATCCGCCATTTATTAAACGAATTTGCCGACCAGAACAAAGCTAAAAAACTGCTACAGACGCAACGCGATTCCAACGAAGCGTTAACGGTGAAAAGCAATTCCGATCCGTTGTATCGCTTTTGCGGTTATCTGGTCGCTGTCAATGATGCAACTGGGATGAAGATGGGCACTAAGAACATTAGCCCACGAGCGCCGGGGTTGTATCTGTATCATGCTTATCTTTCTTTTATGGAAGCGCACGGCTTTGAACGCCCGTTAACACTGACCAAGTTCGGCGAATCGTTGCCTAAAATTATGCTGGAGTACAAAAAGGAGTATCGGAAAATACGAACCAAGAAAGGTTATTCTTATAATGTTGAGTTGTCGGAAGAAGCCGAAGAGTGGTTGCCGTCATTGCCTGAATGCCGGGGCTTTAAATCCCCACTATAA